GCGTCAGCTGATTCAGCTACAAACTTTTGCTGGCTAAGCGTGCTGATGCCCAACGTCGCCATTTGTTGCTGTAATTCTTGGATCTCCGCAGATTGCGCTTCAAAAGCACTAGCGGCAGGCTCCACGTAATAGACCTTGTTCCCCGGCTGTGTCGCCATCGCATAATTCACACTAATCGCCATATCCTTGGTCTGATCGTCCCAGCCCTCAAGCACCAGCATCGGTTGTGATGCGATATGCAGGCTATGAATTAGGTCAGCCTGACGTTGGAAATGAGCAAGGTTGAGATGAGCAATATCTAGTAACGGTGGACGACTTGTCATCGTGTCCGTCTTGTTCGCGTATATGGTGACCAGCGGGACTTGATCAAGTGAATACGGCCCAGACTCAATAAGCTCAAACTCCGCCGTAGCGTCTGATTGGTCAAACGAAGAGGGGTATGGAAAATTCCCTTGCATCGCTTTCTTTTGCTCTTCTTGCCGATAGACGCGATAACGACCTGGCTCAATGACACGAATCTGGTCATAGACCTTTTCTCCGAACTCACCATCAGGGACAACAGCCTTCTCGCCAATACGCACTTGCGTCAGGTTGCCGTAATTCGATTCACGATCCAAACGCCAGCCATACACTTTGGTTGGATCGACCTCAATCCAATATGGACGACGGTTTAATGCGCGCTCTTCTGCAAGGCTTCGGGCTTCTGTTGGAGCGGGAAAGTCAACCAACGTATGGCAATGGCCATAGGTCAGCGCACAGATCACCAAGCGACGTGCATACTCATCCAAATCCGAACCGCAGCCATCAACGTCTTTGTTGAAAACTTCTGTCCAATATGGATCGCCAACAATATTGATTGGCTTACGCAGAATCAAACCTGCTGCCGCTCGAATTAAACGTTGGGTATATGGCGTAAATACAGCACGATTTACACGCGCTAGATACGCCGAATAGTCTTCGCGAGGCTCTAATGGAAGGAATGCTTCGCTGTTATCACGTAAATACTCAGTGCCAGACACCACGGCTTTCATGATTTCCCAGCCTTTCATCTGGTCAATCACTGCCCGTGTTCGGACAAATGGACTGTCAACACTCCCCATATAGGAGCTGCTGACCAAATGGGTCCGAACGAGCCCTGGGACGGAGTAAGTCATGTCATTATTTTAACCATTGATTAGTTGTTGCAACCCCATCTTCTTCGAGCAGCTTTACCTCGTTCGCCAGTCCAACTTTTGCTGCGAGCACAAAAAGATTTCTTGCGTGCTGCTTCTTTTTTGGTCTTAGGCTTGCCCGTAACAGGTGCTTTTAAGTTTGAACCGGTTTCTCGATTATATTTAGCCCTGCCTTTTGCAGTTAGTCCTGCACCCTTCTTTGCTGGAAGTTTTTCACCCCGACCAACGCTGAGATTTGGCCCTTTTTTACGCTTTTTCTTTTCAGCCATTACTTTTTCTTTTTGGGTGGCTTTTTAGCGGTTTTGGCAGATTTTTTGAAGTCTTTTGCGGTTGGTGCACCAGGATCACCTGGTTTTCTCATCTTTTCACCAGATCCAGCCGCAATTCGCTTCTTTTTAGCTGCAATATTTGCGTACAGCCCTTTTTTCTTTTTGGCAGGACGGCCCTTTTTGCTTCCGTAAGTTCCGCGACCTTGGGGCATGACGAGGGCTGGCTTTGGCCTATTCTAGCCCTTCGTGCCAATCAACAACCACCTTGAAGTGCCCCAAATGCGGATCGTTTCGCGTGCATGTCGTTACGACTAAGAAAACTGTTGAAGGGCCCTATGAAACTGTGCGTCGTAGGCACTGCACTAGCTGTGATTTTCGCTGGTATACGGCACAAGCACCAGAAGTAAACATCGGTGCTTACCTGCACTGGGAGGGGGATATGGTTCGAGTTCCTTTAACGTCAAACTGCTTCTCTAATACAACCGATAAGACGTGCTGCCCATCGTCTCCGGCTTTGCCAAATTGAACTGTTGTAAAACTAAATAACCGAATGCATCAAATGCGTGGTCTACCCCAAGGTTCTTGTTGGGTAGGCCCGTTCCAGGGGCGTATGTGAGTGTTCTTAGGGACTTGATTAAGTGTTTGCAGCGAGGGTGAATTACTGTTCTTTGCGCTCCAGATGCGTCCATTAATGCTGTGTTTACAGCTGTAATTTTGTCGCGGATTTTCCAAGGGGCTCTTGGTGTTTGAACGGTAAAGCCACTGCGGCGCAAGATTGCGTGGTCTGTTACGCCTATTCCGCTGGTTTTTCGTGCTCCACCTGTTGGGTCTGGGCACGCAATTATGCGACGGTCCACGCCATAGCGGCGGGTTACTTCTTCGGCAAAGTCCCAGGTAGTTGCGCCGCCCGTGAGCATGATTTCGTCGAAGACGTATAGGGTCTCGCCGTCTTTTACGGCGCAGATGCCAGACATTGGGTCCACGTTGAAGTCAACGCCCAGAAGGATTGGTTGGATTGATATGTCTCTTGCGTCTGTGGATATGTTTTCGTCGGAGAAACTGACGGCTACAAGTCCGCTGAGGTTTTCAAAAGACGCTTCAAATTCTTGGCGGAATGTGCGTGGGTCTAATTGGGCGCGGGCTGCTTCTATTTCATCGGCCGGAACGTTGCCCCCTTCAATGGTTGTGTAGCACCAGCGCTGCCATTCTTTGGTTGGGTCGTCGTCGCAATAGCACCACAGGTCGTAAAACCAGCTGGCCGTCCCATCCGGGGTTGAAATGAAGAGTGCCCAGCCCTGTTTGTCCGCTAGAGCGGGGCGAATGACCTCGAACCAGACCTCCGCATCCATAAATGCGGCTTCGTCTAGGACTACTCCTGATAAAGAGCGGCCACGAAGGGCCATTGCGTTTTCTGTCCCCTTTAACTCAATGGTGGAGCCATTTACTAACTCCAATTTGAGGTCAGTTTCGTTTTTACTCTTTATCCAAGCCTTAGGAACAAGCTTTTTAAGCACTTTCCAGGCAATATCCTTTGCCATTCGGTACGTGGGGGCGCAGTAAAAGAAAGTTTCGCCGGGTTTATTGATCGCCCCACGCAAAAGTTCGACGCAGGAAAGGTAAGACTTACCGAAACGGCGGCCTGCAACGAGGACACGGAATCTGCGGTCGCTAGTAAACACCTGGCCTTGGGCCCAGCGAAGACTAAGTGGGGTTGCGTTTTGAATAGCCATGAGTATTACATTAGCTGCTTTTTCAACTCCTACCCCCGGGGGTGTGCTACAGTGCAAATAACCTGGTATGTACCAGCAGGTTCCCGGGTACTCTCTTACAGCTTGCTGGCGCTGCAACCCTGCCCCCGTGCCAGTGGGTGCAGCTGGCACACAGCCCAGATTTTGTGGGAAAAACTCCCAAAAACCAAAAGTTCGCCAGCCTGTGACAGCTTGCAAAGTAGCACACTACAGCTAGGCAACAGCCGCCCAACGGTTTAAAATACAGATAGCAGCCCAACAGCTGCCAAAATCTACCCACCCAAGGTAACTGTGTCCAAAGTATTTTTAGCCTACGCAATCTCTGCCTGTTTGTTTACACTTATTGGCGGGCAAATGTTTAACCAACAAAATGAAGTAGCCTACGCAAATTGCATGAGCAAGAACTCAAACAACAACTACTGCAAAGTATTGGTTTGGGGGCGTTGAGTTACTAACAACAACCACCTCCGCAGAGTTAACCACACTTTGCGGGGGTATTTTTGTGTCTGCTTTATTCCTGCGCTTTGTTCTCGATGGTGATGTCCAGCGTGGGAACTTGCAGCGCTAATTGTTCCGGAGCTGCCTCACCTATGACTCGTCCCATGTCACCCAGCAGCGTCGCCACGGTTTGGTAGTGGCCCCGCTTGAGCGCCCGTTGCACCGTCGCTAGGCGCAAAGCTTGTAGTTGGTTCAGTAATTCTTCCCTTGTGCCCTGTTGTTCCTCCTTCAGCAGCTCCATCGCTCGGCGGTAGTCTTCGTGTCCTGTGCGTACGGAGGTATTGAAGCGAGACGCCAATTTTTCGCAGATCTGGATTCTCGTTCCACCTTCCAAAATGTAGGAGTAGGCAGCTTGTGCCCTTTCCTCTATGCGATGCGCTGCACCCTTGCCTTTGCGCCAGCGTTTGGCCTCGTCATCCGCCACACTCGTCTTTTTTGGCTCGGCAGTTTCTGACATTCCAAACGCCTAAGAGATTCTCCAAAGTATAACGAAAGAGCGGCGATTAAACCGCTCCATGTTTAGATCAAACGGCCACCATCTCAACGAACCAGGAAAGAGCTTCGCGCTCGTGATCGGAAAGTGAGAGACGCCCGCAATCGCTCGGGCCCCAGCTGTACTGAAGGCTGATCGAATCAGCAGATGGGACACCATGCAGCCCGAAATCTCCATCAATCCAGCAGCTAGGACCACCGACAGACAGCCAGATCTCGAAGCTGTCAGGATCTGTGGGAGTCGTTCCAGCAGTCCAGCGGGCGCGGTATTCGATGCTGAGCGGCAACTCATACGCTGCTTGGCTGACGTGATCGTGCAGCTCGTAAGGCTCCGACATTTCTGCCGGGTTCCAGTCGTTATCGCTGAGAACTTCGCGGGCCTCAAAACTGAGGGTGCTGAGTTCCATGGGAACGGATTTGGTCATACGGTCCAGGGCATAAAGGCCGAAGATCCGAGACAATGCGGCAGTGGCGTTTTGCTCTGCGGGTGTTGTCGTTGTGGTCATGGGTGAACCTTTGGGGTTGACTACTCTGCTACACTAGCATAGTCCAAGCGTTTCGCAACGATGGGCCACCCAACGATCCACCCAAAATCATGGGATAAAGAATGAAACGAACAACCGAGCAAAAAGAGCTACAGCACGAAGAAGCGAAGCGGCTTCTCGATATGGGCTTGAAAAGCGCCGACGTTGCTGCCACGCTCCAACGTGAATACGGCATCAGTCGGGCCACGGCTTACCGAGACGTGGACGCCGCAGACCTTCAACGCTACGCAGAAGATGCGGGCATTCAATGCGAACCCGTTCCAGGGATTAGCTACGAAGACCGCGACGCGCTCATGAGAATGACGCGCCAGCTCTTAATCACGGCCTATAAGGCGGGCAACGTTCAAGACTATGCACGTTTAGTCCGTGAATACGAAAGACTCGCCCGAATGGGTGGGTTGTCTCAAACAGTCTGAGATTTTGTCTCACATGCAATTAAATCGCTTCACGCTCCAGGAACTTCACCTACTCGCTGATTCCCTGCACTGGGAGCACACCATTTTTGAACAAAGCGGCTGGGCTGACTCTGCACGCTCCAGGGATTTAGCCAGGCTTCAAACCAAAATCCACGAATACATCGACACCAGAGGCCCCCAACAATGAAACTCGCTGAGATCAAAACAGCCGTGATGGCTGGCAAAACGGTCCACTGGGCATCCAATGCCTACGTTGTTATCTAC